GATGGTCACCCTGCGCTGGCCCTTGATCGCCGCCCTGCGCTGGCCCTTGATTGCCGGCATTTATGCGATCCATAGACTCATCAACAAGACGCTGAGCTTCTTGCTGTGACAAGCCACCTGTCAGCACCAGATCGTTGACAATGTCTGCGGGAGACATGCCTATACTGAGATCGTGCTGTATCATACGGTCTTGGCCGGCCTCACCCTTTCGCACGCCCTCATCAAATGGTGTGGTTCCATCATCGCCGCCTTGCTGTGGTGGTGGGACAGTGGAACCACCGGGCGGTGGTTGGTTAGGGTCACCTGGAGTCCCTGGCGGTGGTTCTGGAGGAGGTGGTTGATCTACATCAGAACTAATTGTTCCAGCCCCATAAAGAGTGATCAATTCGCCGTTCGGCCCGATCATTTCTAAAGACTGGCCGGGGCTTATTTGCGCAGCAGAATCCAAAAGTCGCCGCCCTGCTGTTGTGTTGGGGTCTATCTCTGGATTAGCCTCTATAATCTCGGGGGAAAAGCTAAATTCACCACCTGGTTCGTCACCTGTTGGTTTACCTAATTTTGGTTTCGTCGTTTCTGTGAAAGTTTCACGTATTTCTTTTTGCTTTTCTGGCCCCTGCTCCCGATATGCCTTTTGATAATGAATCGGAGTTTTGCTCAACCAAATATCAAAATCTGTTGGTTGCTGCGAAGCCCAATCTACAAAACCCTTTAACCCACCACCCTTCTCTAATGCTTCTTCCTTTGTTGCATATTGAGGTGACTGCTCTGTAAGAACCTCAGCCAAAGGGTCTTCTGTTGTTGGAGGCGTAGACGTTTGCGTGACTGGATCTGTAAGAACCTCAGTCAAAGGGTCTTCTGTTTCTCGTTTACGAGATGCCTCATCAATTGATTTCTGCCTCCAATGGACTGGAGGATCTGGCTGTGGTGTAGGAGGCGGTGCAGGCTTCGGTGCAGATGCTCCATTTGCTGTAAACTTTTCAATTCCCCCATGCCGAGACGCGAGGTCGATAAAATCCTGCTCGCTCAACGCAGAAATTCTGTGTTCGCCTATAGCGTTCGCTTTCAATATTCGCCGTTTTACAGCATCAGATAATGCCATCTCAGATTACTCCTTCACGCCGTTTGCGTGTACGCCCAATTAATCGATACACGCAGGTCGCTTTGCGAATAGACATCTCTTCATCGATTCCAGCATTGCGATATTTTAGTCTTATATGAGGATCATACCCATTCAGGTTCTGATCTAAATTCAAAACGTGAGAGGTGTCATCAGCGATTGCAGAAATGCCAATTTGGAAAGCCGTTTCTATCGCTGCATATGTTCCCTGTGGCTCTATTGTCTGATAAATGCCGGGAGAAGACTGCATGATCGCAGAAAACTCTATAGGGAATGTCCCTTTGATATCCAGAGTTGTCCGGTTAAACAGCCATCGAGGCGTTACATCTTCACCGGCAGGACTTTGAGAAGAGGTCTCAAACCACCCATCTATAGCTGTCTCTGTCGTTCCATCAGTGTCTGTCAAATTTGTTCCTGCTTCGTTATATACGAAGCCGTCACTGATACCTCCACTGTGAGGCTTATTGTTAATATACGCAGCATATGCGCGTGTTGTCCCTGTCCATGGAACATAGAAATTGCCCAGGCGATAATTATATACCATGCGGTGATTCATCGTAGTCTGCCCTGCCCCATAGGGAAGGTAGAAGATAATTTCAGAATTTACAGGGTCATTGACAGAGAAAGAGTCTTTAAGTGCAGACGTGTTAATAGAATCCCAATATCGCGATCCATCCAGAGGCTCTGACAGTTTTCTGCTGGACTCTCCATCAAATGCATATATGCCGTCTTCGCGGATATATAACTGGACTTCCCCAACCCCTGGTATTGTTACTGTCAACAAAGAAGCATTGCTGATTGTTCCTTTTGCCTGTTTTGGCACCTGTCGATAAGGAACTACAGCATTACCCGTAGGAATCAGAAGCGTTATAGATGATTCTGAATGACACGTCATAAAATTGGACATAGATCGTATGCCCGTGCATATCGTTCCCAGTTGAAAGAAAGATGTAGAACCCCATGTCTCGATATCTCCAACATCACTGCGCCAAACATCTTCTGTACCTGTAGACGCGTTTGCTGCCCATGCTCTGTTGTTCCAGAAGTCCCAGTATTTTGCCCATGCAAAGCGACTGTCTACATCCAGAGCGGCAATATTCCCACCTGCTGCTGTCCACTTGATAATCGTGTCCCCATTGACTCCATTATGACCTATCAATGTGCCAAAGGCATCTGCCATAGACCATCGTTTTCCTGCTGTAATTGTAAAAGATGACGTACGATTATCGAACCCTCCATCATTACCTGTATCTTCCCAGAATTTACCACCGGCTATTGCCCATACTTTCTTGGTGTCTGCATCGAAGGCGTGCTGACCCAGTGTATCAACTGTGGGATTTCCTGAAAGAGCTGAAGAGTTATATGGGGTTGTGCCGTAACGCTGCCTCAACGATCCATCTGGCAATACACGCATATTTTCGCCATCATATATTTCTCTTGGATCAAGATCGTCAGAGGGTTTGGAAGCATTAAACCCTCCTATCCACGGTCCGTATAAATGAGAAGATCCAATTACAGGCATAATTTCCCTACGTGCTTAGAGATCCTTCGTTGACATTGAAATTAAAGCTTTGTCGGACAAAAATTTCTCCGTGACGTGCCATGCGGTCAGGAGTATTCCCACTCTCCGCTTCAGCATCGACTTTCAAATTGTTGGCAATTGCGCGTTCGTAGAGTAAATAATCGGTCTGCTCTCCGTCAAGATCGCCAAGTTCACCTTTATACTGCGAAGAGATAAAATATATCATCGCATTCTGCGCCCATGGGGGCAGTGTCGCAGCAAGATCGGTGTCATCATTACTGCTCGTCTTGTCAGCAATAAAAGCATAATAACGATATGTTATCGTTGTTGATCCATCGTCCGGTATCGGATACAAATCTACAGTCCAGTATCCTGTCGAAGAGTTGATCCCTGCAACATATACAACACGTGGGCTCCCCTCTTCGTCTGCATCAGGATCTACCCGATCTACCACTGACGCATCTACGATGTCCATTGTATGATTATCTGTCGTGTTCACAAAAGACAAAGGACGCATCACATCAGAAGCCAGAGAATAGTTGCGCGTAGAGGATGTAGTCGTAAATGTCGAAGACTTGAACAACCACCTCCAGGCACGCCTCTCGCTTAAGTCACGCAGTCCTACATTGAAATAATCTCGGGCATTGTCCAGAAAGGAAGACGTTTCTTCATTCAATCCTGCACGCCTCAGTGCCATTTCCATTACTTTTTTAAGCGTCATAATATTTACCGTATCCAACCCAGAAAAACTGTCTGTGTCGCTCCAGATCCGTTGGTGATTTTTGCTTTGATAGTATCTGCTCCTGTATCAAGCCATATCACACAGTAGTCGTTAGGAGGATCTGCCGGTGTATCTGCTCTCCCCTTCAGGACTATCTGAGAAAACTGAAGCAGGGTTCCATCACCAGAAAAACCAGTAGCATCAATAAGCTCGGAAACGCGTGAGAACTGTTTTTCTGGCACGTGACCACGCGAAGTTTGTTCATTTCCCATATGCCTGCGCAGGAGTTGCTCTTCTATCATATCTTATATTTCCTACAACTTCGCAGAAGATACCATCTCTTCGATTTGCGCATCAGAAGCGCGATCCCAATTTTTTACGTTGCCATCCAACCACTGCTGTTGCCATGCCTGAACGGCATTCTCACCAAGCCCTACAATATGCTCGGGAGGGATAGGCAGAAAATCTTCAGGATGTGAGGCTCCCCCAGTTGCTAAAGACATGTTCTTGATCTCTTCATCGGTAACTCTTTTTTGTCTGCGCTTGGGAGCGCCGATAACTTTTGACAATCCTATCGCTTCTGCGAAAGCGGCTTTTTCTTCATCCGTAGCAGGAGCAAGAGCCTCGCGGATATCGTCAAGAGATATCTTCTGACGTGGGGCTTCTTCAGGCTCAGAGACTTCTGAAATATCAGGAACTGGTAATTCTTTAACTTTGGCATTCTGTTTAGCCATACCTGTCACATCCTTTTTTATAAGGGATGGGGCATAACGCCCCATCCCTGTTAATATTGCACAGTCTGATTATGCTACCAAGCCCTGAAGGACTACGCAACCAATCCCGTCAACATGACAGGCGCATATTCTCCAGTAGCAACCGTTGCCAGAGCATAACCAATTTCTACCTCAGTCTCTGCATCTTTTAGCTGCACAGAGCCATTGGTGCCATCGGAGAGCGTAAGGCGGTTAGCCAGAGTAATAGTTCCATCTGCCAAACACGTCGCTACTCCACTGGTTTGCACCCAAGCATAATAATTAGCGGTAACGCCTACCACGGTAACGCCAGTAGGGATATAATCCACAATAGAGCCATTAGTGTTGTCGGTTACATGCACATTATTAAACAGACCGGGAGTAATAGCAAGATCTGTCGCTCCTGTAGCAAGCGCCGTAACAATAGGGTCAAAAAGCGTAAACTCGACTGCATCACTACTTGCAGCCCCGTTACTCTTGATTCGATAAGTAAATCCTTCACCATCGCCATCTGTTATATGCAGATATGAACCTGCATAATCGTTTGCCGAAACGCCTTCAAAATCGGCAGGGGGGCCAGAAGATCCGTTCGCTGTAATTGTAACTACAGAAGACCCTGCGGTGCCAGTGGCAATCGTTTTATCGGAGACTTCAACCAAACCTCCTGTTGAGTAGTCTGGACTTACCATCTTCCCCACGGTAACCGCTGCGTCGAAATAGCAATACCGAAAACAGCGTCCGTCTGCCAGTTGTATCTTTTCTCCAAGGTTATGCTTCGGAGTAGATGACTCCGAATAGATACCTTGTGCGGTTGTTTCGCCGGCATTATGCCCACCAATTTTATTAGTGGCATGATTACGAGTTTCAAAAGCTGACATGATATTCCTTTCCCCTATGAGCAGGGTATGAACCCCCATTGGCTTGGGGGCAAGGGATTAATGATTATGATACCGATGTGCCAACACCCAACCTGCGAGCGTTGTTGGTGACCAGCTGGATGCCCACAACAATAAAGGCAACTTTCGCCAACTGGTTGGAAGGCTCTTTAAAAGGAGTCTTTGCGAAGTTCAAGGAGCGCTCAATAGAGAGCTTCAAGAACTTGCTGTTGAGGCAGTA